GGCCAAGGTCTCTAATAACATCGTCTATAACAGAGGATTTACCAGCGCCAGGGGCACCAGCTAAAATAATAGCTTTAGGGGCACCTTGTGCCTCTCTAAGTAATCTCACTAATGAAATCATATACGCGCGTTTACGTATAAATATCAGAGCTCTCTCTTAACTGTAGTTCTGAATTCAGTAAAGATAGGGCTGTGATTTGGGTTTTCTAGATCGAATAATTTCTTAACAGTCTTGAATATATCCATGTTTTCCTCTAGAGTACGAGGCGATTCATAGATTTCCCATCCCTTACCTTGTATAGATCCGGTTTTTGGACCACGCTTAGATGATTTAAGCCACAAAATAGCTGTGCGGTCAACGTGCTTACCGTAGCATTCCTCGTAACACGTAGCGTAGGCGGCTGTTTGTAAATCGTACGTGGTTTGTAAATTATTAGAGGTTTTAAAGTCGATAATCCATAACTCGTCCTCAATCTCGCAAACCAAGTCACAGGTGCCCGCAATCTCATATACATCAGAGAACAAATGAACTTCGGTCTCAATCAATTTAGGTTTGTATGTTTCCCAAAAGTCTACAAAACGAAGAAACATCTGCCATACATCTGGATTGTGTTGTGGGTTACCCCACTCGTTTAGGAAATGGAGCTCTTTACCGTTCAAATAATCTTCGATTAGCTCGTGGGTAGCTGTACCTTCTTCACCTGCTTTTTTAACAATATATTCTGAAGAATATCCTACTTTCTTTAACCAATCCTCAAAGAACTTTCCTTTAGGGTAAGCCGACAACACATAAGTGATAGAGGGATAGTATTTCCCATTACGTCTATAATAACGTGAGTCTGGCATTGTAATCTGTTTAGCATCTTCAGAGATCTCTAGGATTCTGTTATAAGATTGCTTGATGTTTCTTTTACTCATATAAGTTCTATTTTCTTAGCCATCAAATCATAAGTGGTTAATGGATAAGTGTTTTGGATAAGGTTTGTAAAATTTTCAAAACCCATTTCGCTTGGATCTTTTTCATCCAAATCTACGAGGTAAACCTCTTTACCCTCGTTTAATAATAGTTCAGCAAATCGCAAAGCATCCTTCATTGCATCTTTATCCAGAGCAATGTAAATTTGTTTTACGGTTGACGTTACAATTCTTTTCATCAAATTCTCTTGCAAGTGTTTTCCAAGCAAGGGAATAGCGTTGCGTTTGATTGCTAAAGCATCAAATGGTCCCTCACACAATACGAGTGGAGAGGACCAGTTTACAAATAGCTCAAACGGTATAATATTTTTATTTATTGGTGGATTCTTGTATTTGACTGGGGAATTCGAGTCAAAGTTACGAGCCACGAAATAGTTTAGTTTAGCTTCGCTGCTATACGAGGGTATAACGATCATTTTGTTATATACACCACCCTCACAATAACCAATATTGTATTTAAGTATATCGTGTTTAGAAATACCGCGCTTCTTTAAATAGTTTAAAGCATGTCTTCCTATAATATCGTTTTTGGTAAGCTCTGATAGTGGTTTAAATTCTTTAGGTAGTTCTACCTTGCTAGAATTTTCACTAGAGGTGATTTGTCTTGTAGACCCTACTAATGAGCGTAGCTCGTTTATTTTATCTAACGGAGCATCTATCTTTTTGAATAAACTAAGTAGTTTAGAGCCTCTAGCATCGCAAACCCAACAGTGCCAACTCTGAAAGTGAGTAGCATTCTCATCAAAACTGATTTCGAGTTTGGGTTTGTGGTGGTTACATAGGGGACAAATATGTGCTTGATTACCTCGAGCAGTGGGTTTACCGTGTCCTATAACAGAGTTAACTAAGTTGACTACTAGTTGATTTACCATGCGAACAAGGTAAAAAAGAAAGCTTGGATAACCAAGCTTAACTTTAAAGATATTTTATTTAATTTATCTCAAATATTTCCTTATCGGTAATGATCAATTCTGTCTTGTAATGTATCAATAATAAATTGGATTGCTAATTCTTCCCTAGTTGGGCTAAAATATTCACTATCATCATCAACAATGCCTGAACTGAATACTGAAGAATTTAAAAATGTTTCTACTTCACCTTCTAAGAAAATTTTTTCTTCTAGAGTTAATGGTGGTGCTTCATTTTCGTTTTCTTTTAAAACACCTGCTAATTTTTGCATGCGTTTAATTTCTTCAGATAAAATTTGTTTCCCCATTTTATTAATTATTAAATATTATTTTATGATAAATATGTTGTTTATTCAGTAAAGTCTTTTCTGAAGAATTTCCCGAGCACATTATCGTTGTACCATTTTTCTGGCTCTTCCAATACCCCCATTGTAAACAAATATTTGCACTCGTAATAAGTTAATAACTTTTTGTTGGGAACCAACTTTAAGATGACTCTCTCGAACTCATCTTGTCTACCTTGCTTAAGCAACTCCAGTATAGGTTTAGCTGAACCATAGTATGTTTTCCAATCACTTTCCTTTTGAATTACCTCGGTAGATGATTTTCTGCCTCTACCTGTTTGTTCAGCGAGTTGTTTTTTGGTGAGTTTTTTCTTCACGTTGTGGTGTAGTACTTTCTTACCAATATAAGAAAATCCACTTGGAACGTGAGTAACCTGATAAATAAAACCATAGGTATCTGCTGGGAAGTTTTCTAAGCTAGATACCTCTTTGTCATTGTATAACCACATTATCTGTCTATATTAACTAGTATTGTTGTATCTGTTGTATCTGAGGTAGGTAATGGTTGAGCTAATTTACCTATTGCTAGAAGATTTTGTGCTTCATCATATAAGCCTACTGTTGTAACATATGGGCTAAAGTAGGAACCGGTTACATTATTAGCTAGAGTTCCATCTCCTCTTTGAGAAAAATAACTTCCATTTACTTCAATAACAGATCCGCTTTGTTGTGCTGATGGGTTTAATGTAGCATTAAACTCACTTTCTCTTAAAGTACATTTATATTGCGCTTCATAAATTGTCATTGAAGAAGAGAATGAACAAGTCATATTTGTCTCTTGACTCCAAAATGAAAGATCTTCGTTATAAATCTGTCCTTGAGTAGTTAATATAGCTAACCCGTGAGTATAAATTATATTACCTATGTAAGTACTTCCTGAAAGTAAATTTCCTTGACCATCATCTAAAATAGCTCCGTCAACACCAGCTGCCCCACAATACCAATTAAAACTATTAGGTACTATATATTCCCCGTATAATTTAGAAGGTATAGACAATACTAAAATCTCAGCATTAGAAGCTGTTGGAAAATATCTATTAGGTACTAGTGTACTTTGTAAAAAATTATCATATAGTGGACCTTCTGCTTGACCTATAAAAACATCCCCAGACCCTGAAGGCCCTGCTCCTGGGACTAATACAGGTTGTGTTACATTATCTCCTGTACTAGAAGATAAAAAGTTAGAGTAATAAAGCTGTTTAGCTGAGTTATAAACTAAAGCTTGATATTGAGTAGATAAAGTACCTGTAGTTGATTGATCTGTAAACCAATTGACATTTATTCCAAAAAATCTATCAATACCTACTAATTGCCCATCAGACCCAGTAGCCCATTGAGTATAGGGAAAAGAAAAACCTTTGTTAACCACAAATGGGTTAACAATTATATCAGAGGCTAAAAATTGTTTCCAAGCACTCATTCATTTAGAAATCAAGCTTTACTCTAATAAGAGCTTCCTTAGTGAAGTCTTTAACTAGTGGTCTAGAAAGTTTAGCCACAGCTAATAACTCATTTGAATCATTATACAAACCTACAGTTGTAATATAAGTTTGTGGGTTATTGATATACACTGGATAAATTACCTCCCCAGTTGAACCTGAAATAAATGATGGGTTAGTTGTATAGTTAAACTCAGCATTTTGTGGTCTAATAAATACGTAATCTGAAGTTATATTTTCTTGAGAGTTTAATTGAAAACTACCTCCGTTTTTAATAGTTGTAAATATAATTTTATTATTTAAACCATTAGCGTTAGCACTTCCTGAAAGAAATCCTAAACTTACACCCCCACTAGCTATAGGTAATTCTAAAGCTTTAGAATTTAAAAGTAAAGTACCTAAATCTGGGAGGAACCAACCATATGATCCTGAAATAGTATAACCTGCTTGGCTTGCTCCTGATGGAACTCCAGCTGTAGTAGCTGTACCATTTGATCCAGAAATAATTTGATAAACTCGAGTACCATTAATGTAAGGCACTACAGATACATCATTACTGTTATCTGTTAAAAATACACTATTACTACCACTAGTTAACTTTAAGTTTAAAGAACCTGGGAATAATGATTGTTTGTAATTAGCTCTTTCAACTGAAACAATATAAAAACTAGATTGAGTTACACTACCAAAAATAAAAGGAGCGTTTTCATCTTCTAAAATTAAATTTTTATATTGACCATACAAAGTACGAGAAGGACTTAAACCTGGTACAGCTGCATTATAAGCTGTAGATCCCGAACCAAATTTATTAGCAAATCCTAAATAAAACTGAATAGCAGCAGTATCATCTGAAGATGCCGTTTGATAAACTGCTAGTACATAGTCACCTTGTGAGCTAGCTTCTTGAGTTGAACTAGTAAAGAAAGTAGTTAAATTATATACGTTATTAGTCCAACAAGGAGCTGTAACCGAATCAGCTGATATTAAAAAATCGGATGGGGTTAATCTTTTAAATGACATAATTAAGCTGAGGTTTTAGTAATCGTTACTGGAATTGTAATACGGGCACCTGAATCTCTACCTACTACTGTTAAAGTAGCTTGTAAAATTGAATTTGAACCAAATAAAGTATTTACTGTAGTTGCAGTCATGTTAATTGTAGTACCTACAACTGTTTTAGACACGTTAGTACCAATAGTTACAGTTTGATTTAAAGCTGCAGCATCGGGGGTATTAATACCTACTCCATTAAATGTGTTAAGTACTCTAACGTCTGAAATAGTAGCAGTATAACCTGAAGTTTCATAGGTTGAATTACCACCTAAATAGTTTAGTGTTTGAGGAGTAATAGCAAGTGAAGCACCTTGTTTTAGAGTAATTGCGGCGTATCCTAGATCAAGTACTGGCATTTTAGAAGTTCCACGAGGTAGTGTAGTTAACACATACTTCATCTCTTGTGTTACAAGAGGAAATGCTTCTAAAAGAGGCATGTTTTCAATTGCTTGACCATAGTAAGCTGAACCTGATGGATTATTTGGATTGTAAAGTGTATAATCAATCTCGTCATCAGATAAAGCAAACTGAGTGATTCTGAATGAACCGTCATTTTTAGCAAGTAACTCTCTACCTACATCTGTTAAGATAGCATCTACGGTTACGACTGCATTATTTAAATATCCCATTTGTTTGAATGCTTAGTTTTGTTATAAATATACGAAAGAAAAATTTGAGTGACAAGTTATCTTATACTTGGGGTAAAGGTTGTTGGCAAATTTTGAATACATGTCCCCATCTTCCTCGAATCATAGTATTAACATTACCCTGAGCTTCAGGATTTAGTATAATATACCCTTCATCATCCTCAGGATTATCAGCATTAATTATAGTAAAACCTATCCCATAATGGTTATATCCTGAAATATCTGCAACTCCTGTGGATCTCCAGTTATTAGTAGCTCTAACAAAAGTTTCACTAAGGAATGGGGTGTCACTAGCATTTATACCTCCTATAAATCTAACATTATATTCAATTACCTTAGGATTATTAGTAGAAGTATTAGGATTATAAGGATCATAATATAAATCAGGACCCCAAAATGTTTCTAAGTGAGCAGGTTTAGGAGTTAACCCAAATACCATCATACAAACCCCAAATGAAGCAAAATCATTAGATCCAGTTATGTTTCCTATAAAAGAAAAATTAGTTGCTAAATATGGTCTTCTATAAGCTGGAGCTGTTGATGGGTCTGGGTCTTGAGCGTATGGAGTGTACATAACAGTATCCATAGGTAGCATGTTAGAAATTTCTCCAGCATAAAGAGGGTCTTGGTCTAAAAGGCTACCTTCATAAGTAGCAGGAGACGTAAGAGAAGCTAGGATGGCATTGGCAAAATTTGTATTAATTTTAGCATTAGGAACAGAAACTGGGATTTCAGAAGTACCTCCTGTGTAAGCCGGGTTATTAAAGTTATACATCTCATAAGAAGGAGTAGTACTAATTCCCCCAGCTTGAGTAGCTAATATAGGTAAAGTATAAAGTCTTCTAAATTTTAACTGAACATTTTGAGCTGTACTTTGAAGAATAGCTGCTGATTGAAATGCTACAGCATTACCACAAGTAGCCCCTCCTGTAGGAGAAGTACCAGAAGTACCGGCAACCCCAGAACTACCAGTAGCACCTGAAGTACCACTGACTCCTGAAGTGCCATTTATGCCTGATGTGCCTGCAATTCCTGAAGTACCGTTAACACCTGAGGTACCGTTAGCACCAGAAGTACCTGCTGTACCGTTTATACCAGAGGTACCTGAAATTCCTGAAGTACCTGAAATGCCATTTGTACCTGAAGTTCCAGAAGTACCTGCTGTACCGTTTATACCAGAGGTACCTGCGATGCCTGAAGTTCCAGCAATTCCTGAAGTACCGTTAGTACCTGAGGTACCTGCAGTACCGTTAATTCCTGAGGTACCATTAATACCAGAAGTACCATTAATACCTGAGGTGCCGTTGATTCCTGAAGTACCACTTATACCTGCAGTTCCTGAAGTTATACCTGGGGTTGAAGTACCTGAAGTACCTGCAATACCCGAAGTGCCATTAGATCCTGAAGTACCTTGGGCTCCACTAGTTCCAGTTGTTCCTGATGTACCAGGAGAACCTACACCAGAAGTACCTGAGGTGCCTCGAGCTCCTGAAGTTCCTGTAGTACCTGAAGTACCATAAGAGAAACCGGATGTACCAGCAGTACCCGCTCCACTTGTTCCTCCTCCACCTTCTGTAAGAGAAGTAATACCATTATCATCAACGGTTAAGACTAATCCTTGCCAACCGCTGTCTATAATAGGCAGATTTTCCTTATTATAGGCTAAGCGTCTATCTATAAAAGCTCCACCCTGGGTATCTAACCTTTTATTAGATATTCTCTTCTCAGCCATTTTATTATGTTATCAAACCTCTTTCTTGCAAATTTTCTAGTATAGTATCAATCTTACCCTCTATTCTACCAGATAGATATTCGGGTTTTAAAATACCTTCCCCAGAGTCACCTGCTGGTTTATCTACATCTAATATAATAAAAGCGGGATCATCTACATATCTTCTTATTAAAAAGAAATTTAGATTAGTACCACCAGGTGAGATATTTCTATCGAGGTATAAATATAGTCTATCACTAAGAGAGGCTGAAATAACTGTATAAGAATTTGCTTCGATTCCTTCAAATCTAATTTCATCATAGGGTTGAATATCAAAAGGATAGCTAATAGCATTAAAACCACTGTTATATATGTCGTTTTGTCTGTAACCATATAAACTAGTTAGATTTGCAGATGCTGTTAATACATTGCTAGGGGTACTACCTGTACTCCAAAATGCTGTAGCACCAACCCCAGACCCAGAAGCTATAGGAGTACTAAATGCACCCTGGTTTTGAGTAGAGCTAAAAGTTGAAAGTGCATAAAAATTCATATTAGCAATTTCATTAAATGGGTTAGGTAGTACGTTATAAGTTCGTATTACTACTCTTAATCTATCACCATTATTAAAGAAACGGAAAGGAGTCGCAAATGTAGTTTCTTTTATTCCTGAGGTTATAGTAAAAGCAGTGTTTTTAGTAGCTAAATTAGTCCAAGTAGTTCCACTATCTTCACTTAATTGGATAGCTAATTGAACTGTTAATTGTTGACCAGGAGTAATAAAAGGATCTTCCCATGGAAAGTCTACATCATGTCTTACAAATGCTCTAAATGATACTTCAGCTTCAGTGTCACTGCCAAATTCATATATAGAAGTTCCTGTAGTATAATTTGTATCATAATCGTAGGTTTCGTTAGGAAACGTTAATAATATATTATTAGTAGTATTTAATGGTATATTATTTTCGGTTTGAGCAGTACTTTTATAAGCTAAAAATCCATAATTAGGAACTCCTGTAGTACCTAATTGAACATTAAATGAAATAGAACCTGTGGAACCATATCCTATAGTGTTACCATTATTATCAAAACTAGAGGTTTGTGTATAAAGAATAGGTTGGATAGTTTTTCCACTTTTAAATACATTATATGAACCATTAAGTATCGAAAGATTAGTACCAAATATATTAGTATTATTTAAAGCAGATACTACCGCTTCATTTTCTGTAAAGTTTTGATTCATAATCCCTAAATTAATTCCATTTGAATCATTTAAGGGTCTTATAACATTTCCATTTTCATCAACAAAAAATCTTATATTATAAGTAGTTCTATCTTCATTAAATGTACCCCATTCTGGAGAAGTACCACCCGCCCAGTTAAAATATGCAAAATAGGTTCTATTTAAATCAACTGATGGGTAATTTAGAGTATTATTACCTAAAATCCTTCCTCATT